TATTTAGTTTAGAGATCTCCCTCCTTACGATTTTCAGAATAGTGGACATCAAAACTACCACCAGGGTAGCGTGCTTGTAGTTTCTCAACATTCATCTCAATAATTTCATCAAGAGAAGTATCAAGACCCATACATGCCTGAGCAACATACCACATAATGTCACCCAGTTCACGCTTCAGGTGAAAAAGATTTTCATCATTAACTGGTTTACCTTGGAAGACAATCTTTTTAATGATCTCAGTGAACTCACCTGCTTCGGCAGACATACCTACAGCAGCAGTAAGCAGTCGCTCGGTAGGAAAGTCTTGATCTTGTAGGATCGCAATCCTTTGTGCGAAATCGTAATAGTTTTTACTTTCATTAGAGGTAACTGCATTAACAAATTCAATGTACTTATCGGTGTTTACTTTAGTCAAATTTAAATCCTCCAAAATTTAAAGTAGTAGGTGGTTCATCGTCGTCGTTTTTGTTTCCAGTAAACTGTGACTGGACGGACTGCTCGACATCATACAGTCGCATTTTGTTCCTGTCAATACCCACAGAGAATCTCTCATAGAGCATGACATCGTTGTATCTGTTCTTCAACTGCTTAATCACAACCTGTCCCAACTGTTTGTCTTCGTCAGAAGCAGTAATGGCAAACATAAAATCAGCAGTAGCAGGGAGACCAAAGGACTCAGAAGTATCAGTAAGGTTAATATCAGAGCTGCCATAACCGCTACGAGTGGTTTGAGTAGCAGAGACGATTGGCACGTCTTGTTCCACAGCGAGACCACGAAGTTCTTCTGCAATACCTTTAACCAACGTGTACGAATTAGCAGAGTCTGGTCTATATCTTTGTGAAGCACAAATATTAATGTAATCCACAAATATAATATCGGGTTTAAAACCTTTCTTAAGAGATAGATCAGAAATACAGGACCTAAAATGCCCCACATGAGCAGAAGAAGTGGGGTATTCCTTAATAATAAGTTCTCCATTTGTCTTATCATTCAAATCTTTAATCTTAGATTCAAAGATTTTTTCAGGTGTATTAGACAAATCCTTGATGCCAATATTTAACAGATTAGCATCAATACGTTCTGCAATTCGTTTCTCAGACATCTCACAAGTAATATAAAGAACATTATATCCTTGTAGAAGATTTGCTGCTGCCATGTGACACATAGTAAGAGATTTACCTCCACCCGTGCCAGCAATGATAATGTTGAGAGTTTTCCTCGGAAGACCACCTTTGGTAATCTTATTCAGATACTCAATATCAAATGGTATCTTATCCTCTTCCTTAGTGTAAAAATCATATCTGTCTTGATAATCATTAAGATAATCATGACCAATACGATTGTCAAAAGATACTGTAATTGCATCTTTCAACAGAGGAACAATATATCCAAGATCTTTAGTATTATCCTTACCTTCGGTAATTTCAATACTTTCAAAGATTGCAAGATAAACTGCTCTCTTTTTACACCACTCCTCAGATGTGCTGATTAACCAATCATAATTAACATCCATAGGATTGAGTTCTTGGATAACTCCAGAAACTCCTTTATAGATATGATCAGGAAGACCTTTCTTATTTTGGAGATCGATCTCCAAAGACTCTTTAGTAGGAGGTCTCGAATACTTTTCTACAAAATTAGAAAAGAGAGTAAATACTTCTCGGTAAAAAGCATTCTCAAAATATTCAACTTTAAGATGAGGATATACAATGCTACGATACTTGTCGTCGTGCATTAAATTTATAAGAACAGTAAGTTCTAAATTTATCATACGTAGTGAAGATAGGTGCTAAGGATGTATTTTGTATTTGATATGGTTTCATTTCCTCTGTGGGGAAACATCCACAGTGGAGGGAATATAACAAGTCTGCCACATTTAGGTTTTACCTTTTTTCTAAGTTGACTAAAATATGTCTCCCCACCTTCTTCAACATCGTTTAAGTATACAATAAATGCAAGAAATCTTCTCGAAGATTCATAGTCATTAACGTCAACATGATCAGAAAATTGATCACCATGATCTACTCTATATTTTTTAATCCTGATCATCTCATAAGAGTATTTGTCAGGAAACATGTAGTCAGCAAGATCAACGGCATCAACATAATCTTGAATACGAGGTATAAGTTTGTAAACTACCTGAGTACTAATTTCTGAATCTAAAGTAACTTGATGAAATTGTGGGCACTTGTCCTCATCAATAAACTCTTGCTCGCCAGTTTCAAATAAATTAATAAGTTCTTCACATTCTTGTGAAGTAAAAACATCATCATAAACTTTGATATAACTCTGCAAGGTCAAGTTACCAGATTGAATCATTTTAGTTTAAACTCCTGTGCTGCTGCAATTTCAAGTCCTTCCATAATTTCAGGTGTAAAAAACTTCTCAGGTTCTTTGATAATAGAAGACTCATAATACTTCTTATCATCAACGATATATTGCTTTCCATCCTTTGGGATAATGCTATACTTCTCTGCAAGAGGAAGAAGACCATAATACTTATCAAGACCACGCTCATCAAAGAACAGTCGAGTCTCTGCTACAGTTGACTCTTTGGTGAATCGAGACTTATTCATCTTTGCCTTGATAATACCACCAACTACTTCAGTTCCATCCTTTTCTTTAGATTTGGAAAGATGAATGATTGTAGATGCAGCATACTTAAGACCACTACCACCACCCATATCAGTCTTTTCACCATAAGGATTCATTGTCTGATACGTGTGATTGGTAACAATCATAGGAACTTTGAGTTTCCCAAGTTTATTAGTAATAAGTCTAAAAATAGATTTGATAACCTGAGATTTAGTCATATCACGAACTTGCTTATCATCAAGAGCATCTGTTAACTCCTTTGACGATGGAAGCATACCAAGAGAATCAAGAACAACCAACAAGGGTTTACGTTCTTTCTCCTTCATCTTCAGCATGTTATCCAAAATACGAATGATCTGAGTACGAAAATCCTCAAGAGTATCTACAGGAAAAACATATACTCGATCCGTATCAAGACCACGACCTTCAAATAGATCAGCAGAGGTTGCACTCTCAGTATCAAAATAGAATACTGCTCCGTCTGGATGCATGTCAAGAAAGTTCTTTGCAATTCCCATAGCATAGAACGTTTTACCCGTAGATTGCTCTCCAGCAAGACCAGTAATCCTATTGTCTGGAATTCCCCCATAGAGACTACCGCTGAGGGCAGCATTGAGAATTAGAGATCCAGTATCAATATATCCTTGTCCTGTTTCAAGTTTAGAGACTACTTTCATGTAGTCATTCTTTGCTTCTTTTGCGAGTGTATCAAACATAAGTTATCCGAATAAAAAGTCTAAGGTTGCAGTTTCTTCTGTTTTCCATCCAATAGCATCCGTAACAACCTTAACTGGTTGCAAGAAAGATTTCTCGAATTGCAATTTATAATCAATGGATTTTCTAAGGTCTGTTTCTTCGGGAAAATCTGAAATAAATGCAAATACGTTTTCTCCCATACGATTAGGAACTTGCAAATAGACAAATTTAATTTTGTCTCCTTCCTGAATCATAGGATACTTATGGAGTAGTTTCTTGGTTTTGAGTTGGAGATTGTATAGCAAAGATGCTCGTACATGGATTGGACAACTCTTCTTGTACAAGGTAGCAGAGTCATACCACTTTGTCAACCCATTAACTCCACGAGGGAAAGAAATATCTTCAAGATCCATATTGTTAAATTCGTTTCTAAATTTATCAATAAATTTTATTAGATCTTCTTCAGTCCCATTCATCATTAGTTTGTATGCTTCTTTAATTTTGGTCCTACAAGCAGAAGGGGTTGAAGATTTAACTGCTTCCAGTCCCATAATTTTTAATTTTGGATTCTGTAAAATTGCAGATTCATCAGCAAGAACATTGAGGATATATCTTTTCTTTGCAGTCCATATACCCTTGTTTGCAATATTCTCACGTTTCATTTGCATCTTTTGGTCATATGCCGAAACGTAATCCGCAAGTTCCTGATAACTGGATTCGATGAATGGTTCCAGTTTTTCCGTAGCGATCTTGTCAAGTAACTTAGTAATTGCTGCTTTGTCGCCAGACTTAGCACTAAGAAATTTATTAACAAGAGGTCCAAGATTAAGATAGATTGAATCTGTATCGACAGCGATGACATAATCGACATCCTCCGTTGACAAAAGATTATTTAGATACTTATTCATCTTATCTTCAATCCAACGAATTGAAACCTGCCCAGACAAAGTAATTGCCTCAGCATTAGTAAGCATGTAGTATCTAAAGTATTGGTTACCAATTGCACCATAAGCAGAGTTCAATTGAATCTTTCTTGCCATCTGAAAGTTATTCCATTTAGCAATCTCTTTCGATAACTCTGGAGTTGGATTCTTATCATACTCTGCTTGAGCAATAAGCATGTTCTTCTTATACTGCTTACGCTCATTATAAGTCTTCTCCATCAACTCAGGAAGAAATCCTTTCTTAGTTGTATCATAGTATGCACCATTTGCACACACAGTTTTACCATCAAGA